GTAAGGGTGGGCCTGTTGTCAAGAGTCCTCGTCAGGCAGTTGCGATTGCCCTGTCGCAAGCAGGTAAGGAGAAAAAATGAAGCTGGGTCTGTACGCCAATATCAACGCCAAACGCGCCCGCATCAAGGCTGGTTCTGGAGAAAAGATGCGTAAGCCCGGCACCAAAGGCGCTCCAACACCTGCGGCTTTTAAGCAATCAGCTAAGACCGCAAAAAAAAGTAGTTAGTCATGGTTCCAAGAACTTTCCCATCTAGCTTACATCCTTTTACAGGGCGCAGACAGCTCGTCGCACTATTTTTAGGCGACGTTACTGGATTGCAAAGATGGGTTGATTACATCCCGGTCAATTTTGGTAGTGGCACTTCTCTTGTTGAAGGCTCTTACGAAAACAACGGATTTATCGCCATCCAAGAAATTAGTTCTGGGATTGGTCTTCAAGCCTTCTTGGACTACATACCTGTTTTTTTTGATGCAGATTCTACGGATACTTGGCATGTTTCAGCCGTCGGTTTCATCCCGTATGGTGTTTCTGGAGTTACTTCTCCACCAAGTCTTGAACTTTCGTTCACAAGGTCTCAAACCCTCGACCCCCGCATTACTTTCACACGGTCAACCACAGCCACGTTCACTGGCTCTGACGGCCTGATCCAAACGGCTGCAATCAACGCACCACGGTTTGACTACAACCCAACAACGCTTGCTCCGCTGGGCCTGTTGATTGAGGAGCAGCGGGTTAATCTGCTGCTGTATAGCGAAGAACTTGATACAGGGTGGACAAACGGTACTGGCGCAACGTGGCAGTACAGTTCTGGCGTATCTCCGGAGGGAACAACCACTGCATTAGGTGTTGATGGTCTTTCTGGAACAGGCCTTGTATCTACTGGCACTACTCTATACAGAGTAGGCACAGCGATAAGTGGGTCGACAGCATATACATTTTCTGTCTATGTAAGGGCAAAAACAGGTACGGCTAACATCGCGCTCCGTATGTCCGAAACAGGTGGAAATAATACTGTTTCCTCCGGAGTTATTGTAACAACGGCGTGGACACGAGTAAGTATGTCAGTTACTTCCGCAGCAGGCGCTACTTCGGTAACTGTTGCGGTCGGAACTGCATCCGGCGCTGCTAACGTCTTCATCTGGGGCGCTCAACTCGAAGCTGGAGCCTTTGCCACCAGCTACATCCCTACAGTGGCAAGCCAAGTGACCCGTGCGGGTGATTTGGCTGTAATGACAGGGACAAACTTCAGCAGTTGGTACAACGCCACTGAAGGTACGTTTTACGCCCAGTTCACACCTGCTGCATCAAACTTTGGCGCAAACAAAAATATATTTGTGGCAAGTGACGGAACCACAAGCAATTTTGTTGGCTTGCGTTACGCTTCAACAGGAGCGCAACCAGCAATGGCTGCGACAACATTAGGTGTGTCTCAAGCTAACATAGCAACAGGCGCAATGGTCGCTGGGACAAACTACAAACTTGCTGGCGCATACAAAGCCAACGACTTTGCAGCAAGTAGAAATGCGGGAACAGTTGGAACAGATGCCAGCGGAACAATTCCAACTGTTACGCAAGCAGAGATTGGTGCTTTGGCAAGTTTGGCTATTGGCACACAACACATCCAGCGCCTTGTTTACTACCCCCGCCGATTGAGCAACGCTGAACTGCAAGGAATCACAGCATGATCGACATGTACCTGAAGTTCAAAGACGAAGCAGCAGCCACCAAGGTGCTGGAGGGCTATGAAGGCAGCATTGACACCATTGGCGTCATCTACGAACGCACAGGCGGCACAGACGAGGAACCTGTGATGACTGCGCTGCCCGGCTGGCATGTCAATGTCCGTGGGCCTGAAAGTGATAAACTGACTCCGTTTGCTGTTCAAGTGAGTAGCCCGCACCGCGTGTGGGCGTGAGGAAAAAATGCCTAAATCTTCAGCCTGGACTCGCAAGGAAGGCAAGAACCCAAAAGGTGGCTTGAATGCCAAGGGCAGAGAGTCTTATAATCAAGAAACTGGCGGGAGTCTGAAGGCTCCTGTCAAATCAGGCGACAACCCTAGACGGGCCTCCTTTCTAGCGCGTATGGGCAATATGCCCGGGCCTGAGTACAAGAATGGCGAACCCACTCGCCTTCTGTTGTCCCTCAAAGCCTGGGGCGCATCGTCCAAAGCAGATGCAAGGTCGAAAGCTAAGGCTATCTCAGCGAGGAACAAGAAGTGAGGCCTGTTTCAGTTGGCGTAAATCCTACGGCTGCGGTTCTTACCACGGTCTATACGGTGCCGACTGGGTACTACGCAAAGTTCACCGTGATGTACATCCACAACACGGGCGGATCGACCAAGCACATCACGGTTCAGTGGATTGATGTGAGCGCCAGTGCCACTTACGACATCCTGACGGAATACACGTTGTCAGCAAAGAATTATTTACAGTTCGATGGCAATGCGTACATCGTGCTTGAGGAAGGTGATTCTATCAAGATCACTACTGAGTCGGACAGCTCGTTCAGCTTCATTGCAACCTTTGAAGAAACAGGATTGACACGGCAATGACCTACCTAGAACTCATCAATGATGTGTTGATCCGACTGCGTGAAACGACTGTTTCTACAGCGAATCAAACCACTTACTCCAGCCTGATTGGCAAGTTCGTCAATGATGCCAAGCGGCAGATTGAGGACGCCTTCGCGTGGAATGTGCTGGGCCAGACCGTGACTATCCCTACTGTGGCAGGCACCTACATCTACTCGATGACCGGTGCCGGGCAGAAGTTTCAGGTCATGGACGCGATCAACGTCACCTCCAACGTCGGGCTGCTAAACATCAGCTTCGTGGAGATGAACCGTTTCCAGAACTTCGTGCCTGCTATCGACGGCATCCCAGAGTACTACAGCTTCGATGGCGTGGATGGCAACGGAGACACCAAGGTTGTTCTCTACGCTCGTCCTGATAACGTCTATTCGATTCAGTTCGCATTGACTGTTCCGCAGGCCACTCTGACTGCTGATGGAACCTCTGTGATGGTTCCGGATGTGCTGGTTGTGCAGAATGCGTATGCTAGGGCACTGATTGAGCGTGGTGAAGATGGGGGTTTCTCCTCTTCTGAGGCTTACCAGTTGTACAGATCGATGCTGTCTGACTACATCGCTCTGGAGGGCACTCGGTATCCAGAGAGCCAGGAGTTCATTGCGGTATGAGCCAAGCACTGCAAACAGCAAGTGTTTCAGCGCCTGGATTCTTTGGCCTGAACACTCAGGACTCTCCAACTAATCTGGAGTCTGGGTTTGCTTTGGTTGCGACAAATTGCATCATTGACCGCTATGGCCGAGTTGGATCTCGCAAGGGCTGGTCAAGGGTCAACTCATCTTCTGGGAATCTGGGTGCCAACAACATTGGCGTGATCCATGAGTTGGTGCAGACGGACGGCACTATCACGGTTCTTTTTGCTGGCAACAACAAGCTGTTCAAGCTAGATGGGTCTAATGCTGTTTCTGAATTGACCTATGGGGGGGGAGGGTCAGCGCCGACCATCACCGCCAGCAACTGGTCATGCGCTTCCTTGAACGGCATCACCTACTTCTTCCAGACGGGTCATGATCCTTTGATATTCGATCCTGCGGTGTCTACAACGACCTATAGGCGCGTTACAGAGAAGACTGGCTACGTGGGTACTGTCCCTAGCGCCAACATCGCCCTATCGGCTTTTGGTCGGCTCTGGGCGGCCAATACGAGCACAGTTAAGAACACTGTTTACTTTTCGGATCTGTTGGCAGGCCATGTGTGGTCTACCGGAACTGCTGGATCTCTGAATGTTGACAGGGTGTGGCCCAATGGGGCTGATGAGATTCAAGGTCTTGCTGCTCACAATGGGTTCTTGATCATCTTCGGCAAGCGGCAGATCCTTGTCTATCAGGATGCGACTACACCATCGACGATGCAGTTGAGCGACACGGTTGGCGGCATTGGATGTGTTGCTAGGGACTCGATCCAGACCACTGGTAAGGACGTTCTGTTCTTGTCCAACTCTGGTCTACGCTCGTTTGCCAGGACGATTGTTGAGAAGTCTGCTCCTCTTGGCGATCTGTCCAAGAACGTTCGCAATGACTTGATCCAGGTGGTTTCTTCTGAAACTGCTGCCAACATCAAGTCTGTGTACTCAGAGTCAGAGGCGTTCTATCTATTGACGCTTCCTTCGAGCAAAGAGGTCTACTGCTTTGACACTAGGGTTCAATTACAAGATGGTGCATTCAGGGTCACCACATGGAACAACATTGAGCCTACGGCTTTGCTGTCTAGGCGCAATGGAGATGTGTTGATCGGCAAGAATGGCTATGTCGGCAAGTACGGCACGTATCAAGATCACACATCAACGTACCGATTCCAGTACTTCACCAACCATGCGGATCTTGGCAACGCAAACGTCACTTCTGTTCTCAAGAGGTTGCGTGCTGTTGTGATTGGTGGCACGAACCAGTATTTGACGATGAAGTGGGGATTTGACTTCTCTACGAACTATCAATCTGGGAACGCACTGATCCCTTCACAAGGTGTCTACGAGTATGGCATTGCCGAGTACAACATAGCAGAGTATTCTTCTGGCGTGGCATTGCAGACTCTATCGCTGCCTGTGAATGGCAGTGGGAAGATGGTGCAGACTGGTTACGAGGCCAACATCAATGGCGCATCAATATCTATCCAGCGCATTGAGATCCAATTCAAAGATGGGAAGATATCATGAGTAATTACGTTCAGAGCACGAATTTCGCCACAAAGGACGCGCTGCCGTCGGGCGATCCGCTAAAGATTGTCAAGGGCACGGAGATCAACACCGAGTTCGTCAACATTGCAGTTGCAGTGGCGACCAAAGCTGACTTGGCTTCACCAACGTTTACTGGAACGCCTTTGCTACCCACTGGCGCTACAGGGGTGACGCAATCTTCAACAGACAGTAGCACAAAGTTAGCCACGACAGCATTTGTTCAAGCCGTTAAAGCATCGTTGTTCCCTATTGGCGCTATCTATACCGCAGTCGTGTCTACGAATCCGGGCACGTTGCTCGGGTTTGGCACTTGGACGGCATTTGGCGCAGGGCGCGTGCTAGTTGGCTTTGATTCTGGCAATGCACTTTTTGACACCGCAGAGGAGACTGGCGGTTCGGCTGATGCAATCACGGTTAGCCACACGCACACGGCAACTTCTACTGATGCTGGTCACACTCACGCTTATTCTGGCAACGTAAGCCCAACAACTCAGTTCTTGTACTCGGGCGGTGGCGGGAACGCGGGTATTGGCGTTCCCTATCAAGCCGGTTCTACTACCAACTCTGGTACGGCCAGCATCACGACGACTGTCGCGTCTTCTGGCTCATCCGGCACCAATGCCAACTACCAGCCGTACATTACCGTGTATATGTGGAAGAGGACTGCGTGATCTCCCATCACTTCAGCGACGGTCTGTACGCCAAGGAGATAAGAGTCCCTGCTGGCGTAGCCATCCTGAAGCACACGCATGACTTCAGCCATCTGTCGATCTTAGCCAAGGGCAAGGTGGCGGTGCTGATGGGCGAAGAGATCGAGATCATCAACGCACCAGCGTGCATAGAGATTAAGGCTGGCCTGACGCATGGCGTTAAGGCTATAGATGATTGTGTTTGGTTTTGCATCCATGCCACCGACGAGAAAGATCCGTCAAAGGTGGATAATATTTTGATGGGGGTTTGATATGCCTATAGGAGCAATTATTGGTGGTGGCGCGTCTTTGCTTGGTGGTTTGATGGGCGGTAGTTCAGCTCGTCGTGCTGCTGAAGCATCTTCAAGGGCGCAAATCGAGGCTGCACGGATTGCTGCTGAAGAGGCTCGTTTCCGACCTATTGGCGTAACCACTAGGTTCGGCACATCAACCTTTGAGACTAATCCTGAAGGCCGTGTAACGGGAGCAGGATATCAGTTGTCTCCAGAGTTGCAGGCTTATCAGGATCGTCTGATGGGCCTAACCGGCATGGGTCTGACTCAAGCAGAAGCTGGGCAGCAGATGTTCCAGCCCTTGTTTGGCGCTGGACAGGGCTTGTTTGGGCTTGGTCAGCAGTATCTTGCTCAGTCACCAGAGCAGGCCGCGCAGCAGTACATGGCTCGTCAACAAGACCTGTTGGCTCCTTCTCGTGAGCGTCAGTTTGCTGGACTGCAAAACAGGCTGTTCCAGACTGGTCGTGGTGGTCTGTCTGTTGGTGCTACTGGTGAGCGTCCTAGCGGTGCTGCTGGCCTTGGCGCTGCAAGTCCTGAGATGGAGGCTTACTACAACGCTATTGCCCAACAAGACGCTGAGTTGGCGACTCGTGCTCAAGAAGAGGGTCGTCGTCAGATCGCCTTTGGCACTGGCTTGTTCGGCACAGGTGCGGATCTGATTGGCCGTGGCTACTCGGGTCAGGTTGCTGCTTTGGCACCTTATGAGGCGTACCTGGGTGGAGCGAAGGGTCTTGAAGCTCTTGGACAGCAGCCGTTGACTCTTGGCATGGAGATCGGCGCTCAAGGCAGAAACACCGGATCTGCACAGGCGCTGCTCTCTGGTGGAATGGGTGCTGCTCGTGCTATGGAGGCTGCGAACGCCTACAACCCGTTTGCAGACGTTCTAACGGGCTTCAGCCGCAATCCAGCATTGGTCAACAGTGCTGCTAGCTTGTTTGGTCGTGGAGCGCCTGTGAATGCACTAGACACCTCAAGATATGGAACTGGGCTGACTGGTTTTGAGGCAGCTCAGTACGACATATATGGACCCTAAGGAGTAATAAATGGCAACAGAAATCGTAGGCTCCTTGTTCGGCGTAACGCCGGAGATGTTCCAGCAGCGTCAGGCTGAGATGGCTGATCGTCAGGCTCTAGAGTACGCTCAGTTGAGTCCTTTGCAGCGGGCTAGTTTCAATCTTGCTCGTGGTGGCTATCAGCTTGCTGGCGCGTTGGGAGGGCAAGATCCGCAGCTACAGATGATTAGTAGGCGGCAAGCTATTGCCCGTCAGATTGATCCTACTAATCTGAACTCCATGCAGATGGGCATTCAGGCGCTTGCTCAGGCTGGAGATCAGGTTGGCGCGATGCAGTTGTCTCAGGTACTGCGACAGGCAGAAAATGACATTGCTTTGCGTTCGCAACGAGAGGCTTCTGCTCTGGCATCAACTGCACAAGCCGGTAAAACTCAACAAGAGGTGGACAGTCTCAAGAGACAGCAAGAGGCCTACCGTAGGTTCAAAGCGGGAGAGACAGGAGAGGCTCTAGCACCTGCTGCTGCAACGACTGCTCAAGCGCAGGCTGTAGAACCATCAGTTGCTGATAACCTAGCTAATCTTCAACAAATCCCACCCAAAGGAACAAAAGACATTTTTGCAGGACAACTTTCAAAAGAGGACAAACAACGCATAGAGGAAGACCGAGGACTTAAAGATCTTTACGAAACATATTCGACGAATGCAGCGTTCTTTTTGAATACTTCACCAGATGACTATTACTATAGAAATAATTCATATATACTTGCCGAACAAGCAAAAAAATTGAGCGATCTTGCTGGTATCAAAGTGCCGGGGACTGTAGAGGGACTAAGGCAAATTCTTAATATTAGAGAGCCTGCTGCGCCCGCCGCCGCGCCGGTCACCACCGCAATGGTTGCGCCGACTGCCGCCGCTCCTGTGGCTCAAGCTGCTCAACCAGCCGCTGCTGCTCCAGTTAGCCAAGCGCCGTCTGATATTGCTGCACAGATCAAAGTGCTTGAGGATAGGCGTCGTCAACTCAATACGTTGTTCCCGGATGTTACTGCTGCTAAAAATGAGTCAGAGGATCTGAAAGAGCAGATTAAAGTTCTCAGGGATCAAATGAAGCCAGCAGATGTTGGTCAAGATCGTGAAGCCATTTCCTTGCAGGAATTCAACAAACGCTACTCTCAACTGACAACGGCAGAGAGGGAGACTGTTAACAAGAAGATTGCAGATGCCAAGACGCAATCTTTTGGTGCTGATCGTGAGTCAATAGCTTTGGAAGTCTACGACAAACCATTCTTGCAGCTCACCACAGCCCAGCGTGCCGTTGTCAATAAACGAGTTGAGGAAGAGCAAAACAGAAGGGCAAGATCTGGCGCGGCAACTTACACAAACCAAGCAGTTCCTCAAAAAGACTGGATTAAATTTGAAGAATACTTACAAGGCCAACCAACTTTTAAGCAGACGGCAGCAATGATCTCTGCTGCTCCTGGTGTTCTGAGGGTGATTCGTGAGTCCACTTCCAACGATTTTGCATCCAAAGCATTGCCAACTAGCATTGCTAAGTTGTTTGACCAGGGCACTCTTTCTAATCAAGATGTTTCTAGATATGCTAGGACTGGAGGATTGGATGATCGTCTTGCTGCTCTGGCATCTGAGTTCTTTACTGGACGAGTAACATCTGTCACTAAAGAACAAGCAGAACGCTTCATGTCTGCGGTGTATCGCGGCGCATTGCTTGACCAACGTGACATTTACGTTGAACAGGCAGATCGTTTTGAATATACAGATTCAACTACCTTTAAGAAAACACTGAAGCAACTTGATGACAAGTTAGCAAAATTCCGTGAAGTGCAACCAGCGCCAGCTCCTGGAGCGGCTGCGGCTCCTGGGGCAGGAACGGCTCCTGGAGCGGGTGGCAGGATTATGTCAAGGCAAGAAGAAGACGCGCTTTTGCGTAGGTATGGTCAAAACCCAGGCCAAAACACGCGATAACTGGAGCATCCAATGGCAACCTATGAGCAAGTTCTAGAGGCGTTGCGTCGCGCTGATGCGGCAGGAAACACGGAGGATGCAAAGCAACTAGCCGCTATGGCTATCAGGATGCGTCCTAGAGATCTTGCTGATGTTATGCCTGCAACATCGACTGGTCAGGTTTTGGTTGAAGGAGTTCGCCGTGGTGTTGCCAGCACTCCAAGTTTTGTAGCAGGTCTTGGAGCTATCGTTGGGCAAAGCCAGTTGGGACAGCCATCATTGTTCCAAGCACAGACAGGAACTTTTCAAGCTCCCGCTGATATGTTTGCACCAATAGAGTCTCGTACACCTGGAGAGGCATTCGTTCAGGCTCAACAGGGTACGCAGCGAGCAATAACTGGACTTCTTGGAGGCAGCAACGTCAGGCCAACTACTGAGAGCCAAAAGTATCTGATGAGCTTTGCAGAAGGAGCCGCAGATCCTTTGAACTTGCTGGGTGGCGTTGGTTTGCTCAGAAAAGGTATCCAGTCTGCTGCTGGAGGCATGGCTGGCGTTGGTGGTGAATTTGGTGGAGAGGTTGGCGGTCAACTCGGTGGAGATGTCGGCTCCGTAATTGGTGGTGTGACATTCTCTTTGCTGAGTGGGGCTGGCACACTAAAAGGCGCTGAGGCTTTGTTTGACAAGGCTCGTGGCGTTGGCAGGGTAGATGTTGCAGATCTTGCAAAAATGGAAGGCTTGTCTAGAGCACAAAATCTCGTATCAATGGCTATTCAGTCAGATCCTGATTTGCTCAAACGAGTCAATGAAATACAGGCAAGGGTCAAGTTCGTAACTGGCAAGGACGTTGGTGCTGGCGTAACAGGCTTGGACAACACCGCAATTCGTACCACATTGACTGATCTGGCAAGTAAAGATCTGAAGTTCAGGGGAGATCTGACTACTCTTTACGCTGATCTACAGAAGGCTGTTACTGCTCAGTCGCAGTCTATGTTCCCCAGCGGGCCAATGCAGTTTCCATCACAGATCAAGGCTCTTGAAGACGTACAGGTTGACTTTAACAAGCGGGTCAATGCAATCAACAATCAGTTGAGCGATATGACGGCCAACTTGAACTTGATGGGCACGACTGCTCCTGCTCAACTTGGTGGCTCAATTCAAAATCTGGTTCTTGCACGAGAGAGGGCTGCTAGGGACGCTCTATCTCCTGACTACAACTCTGTTAAGCAACAGGCATCAGATCAGGGAGCGATCTTGCCTGCTCAGGATACACAAGATCTGTTGAACACGGCTTTTGACCTGTTTAGACGCGATCCGTGGGGCCGTCAGTCTGATCTTCTCAAACTTGTAAACCAGCAATCTCAGAAGTTCAAAGAGCTTCGTGCCTCACGCGCTCCTGCTCCTACTGGTGAAATGCTTCCTGCCACTACAGCGCCTGACTTGACAGTGGGTCTTGATATCACTAGCCTTGACTCTTTGAAGCGTCGTGTTGCGGCAGACATTCGCAATGTTCGTGACCCGGCTATTAAGGAGAAGTTGTCTTTGCTTCAGCAGCGGGTTGACGAGGCATTGAACAAGGTAGAGAGTGCAAGTGGTGGCGTCACTGTCAACCTCAGAGGTGATAACGTAACCTTTGGCGACGCCATCAAGCAACTCGACACAGAGTACTACACCAAAGTTGGCATCCCATTCAAAGATGCTGATGCCGTCCAGCGCATCAACTCTCAAGAGTATGCCGAGAAGATCGCTCCTCAGATTGCATCCTCTCCTACTGCCTTGTCTCAGTTTCTGCGTGTTGCTGGTGATGAAGGTTTGCCATTGGCTGAGAAGTCAATCATGTCTAGGCTGTACCATCAGTCGTTGACCAACGGCTTGATTGACTACAACAAGTTAGACAAGCTGCTTACTCGGGACAGCAACAACGGTGGTTATAGCGACATCTTGGCTATGACTCCAGGTCTTAGGGGTCGTCTGCAAGACAGTTCTACTCGTGCTCAGGCTCTTGCTGCCGACAAGATCGCTCTTGATGATGCCGTGTCTGCTGAACGCATTCGCATTGGAACGAGTTTCCTTAGAGACTACGACTCTGGAGGAGTTGAGCGCATAGCGGCTAGGATGACTGGTGCTGAGGGCAAGGGCTACACCAGCAAACTCATGTCAGATGTTGGCAGGTTGCCCGGCCCAGAACAAACAAACGTCAAGATGGCATTGCGTAGCCAGTTGGTATCTCAGATGCTTGACTCTGGAGATCCGTTTGCTTATCTGAGGAAAAACCGATCTGCCTTTAACAGCATTTACACACCAAAAGAAATCGAGTCTATTACTGCTATGGCAGATGTTGCGAAACTGTCTCGCAAGATCAATGTAGACAAGTTGCCTGTAAACAAGGCGGCGATGGCAGAGCAGACATCATTGCAGCGTTTCTTGGGTGGAGCAAAGCCGCAAGAAGTGAGCAATGTTCTTGTCAATGGCATCTACAGCGTCTTGCAGAAGGGCTACCGCATTATGGGGCTGATTGGTCAAGCCAACATTGATGATGCAACCAGGGAAGCTCAGAAGAGGCTTTTCATGGATCCTAGTGGTGTCGATGCCATCAGGAATGCCTCGATGAAACTGGTTACCAAAGATGGCAAAGAGATTGATTGGAAGAAAGAGATCCAAGGCCGAGATCTTCTCAACGCATCAAAGATGATTGGATTGAATGTTCTGCGTACTGGATACATTGGCGGAACGGTTGCACAGAGTCCAAGCCAGATCATTGAAACCAACACAGAGCCGTTCTACGTCTACGAGGAGTAACCCATGCTATCTCTTTTCTCTACCCTTGGCGGTCTGCTAATCAGCGGCCTTCCTAAGCTCCTTGAGTTCTTCCAGAACAAGTCTGACCAGAAGCACGAATTGGCTCTGGCTCGTATGCAAAACGAGCGTGAGCTTGCGATGGCTGCTCAGGGCTACGCTGCCCAACAGCGTATTGAGGAGATCCGCACAGACCAAGTGATGATGCAGACTGAGGCGCAGATGACCGAGGCTGCTCTTAAACACGATGAGAAGGTGCTTGAGAAGGCTAGTCAGTGGGTTGCCAACTATGTCGGTACTGTGCGGCCAACTGTGACCTACATCTTCGTGTTGGAGCTGTTGGCGATCAATGCATTCTTGTGCTACTACCTGTACAAGAACCCCAGCATGATCAGCAGCATTGACGACATCGTGAAGTACTCTGAGTTGATTTTCAGCAGTGACGAGATGGCGATGTTGGGTGGTATCCTAGGATTTTGGTTTGGGACTAGGACTTGGAGCAAGAAGTGAAACTGAGCAAGGCAGGTATTGATCTGATGCACCAGTTTGAGGGGTGCAGAAACAAGCCTTACCTTTGCCCGGCGCACATCTGGACTATTGGCTACGGCCATGTCCTGTACCAAGAGCAGATCAGGCTTCCAATGATGAGGCCAGAAGGCAAGACCACTGCCGACATAGCAATGATCCGCAAAGAGATGCCATTGAAGCCGGAGGACAGTCGTGTCTGGAGTAAGAAGGAGATCGAGGAACTATTCGAAGCTGATGTCGCGTCTTTTGAACGCGGTGTTCTTCGACTTGTTCCCGGCGTTGTTGGTCGTCAAGGCAGCTTTGACGCTCTCGTCAGTATTTCCTTTAATTTCGGGCTAGGGAATCTCCAGCGATCTACCATCCGTATGAAGGCCAACCGTGGCGACTGGGAAGGCGCTGCGGAGGCTTTCATGGTTTGGACTAAGGGTGGCGGCAAGGAGCTACCTGGGCTTGTCAGACGCAGGAAGGCCGAGAAGGCTCTCTTTCTCTCTGACGACTGATCTGTAGGCTTGTAGGGCTGCTCGCAGATCGTTCCTCATGTAGGCAATCTGATCTTCTAGCTCTTGGATCTTGTTAAGCGAGTCTTTTGCGAACTGGATCAGTTGATCCGTCTGCCAGCTTGCGAAATCTTGCGCCTCCGTGTGTTGGTTTTGAGACTGTGTGTTCTTCTGTGTGGAAGCTATGGTCATTACCGCATTTCCTGTGTCTGTAGACTGACCCGTTTCTTTGGGTTGTTCTCTCGACTGTCGTCCATGTTCCGCAAGTTGGGCACTTCACCGGGTGGTCTCCATCCGAATTTTCTCCATGTTCTTTGTACGTCTGTTGCTGCAGACGGAATGTACTTGAATTTTGGGTCTAAGATGTTTTTCATAAAATCCCCACAAGAATAAACAAGAGTAGCACTGCTATTGAGATCAGCAGTAGCCTTCCTTTGAGCAGCGCTGTGTCTTTACGCGGCGTGATGAACATGTTTCCTCCACGGGCATTGACGGCCCTGTTCGCACTTTTGATTGCATGGTGGACAGCCCCAGTCGTCGAACAGTGGCATTGACTCGTCACCGATCTCTCTGATGGCCTTTGCGTTTGCTTGAAGCAGACTGCGATGGATTGGGTTGTCGCAGTGCATAGCATTTTCGTCAACCAGATCGGCGCACTCCTTTTGCCTTTCCTTTGCTACCAGGGTTGCGAACCTGTGCAACCTAGCTAGCTGCATCTCTGTCCAATCTTGTGTTTCCCAGATCTCTCGCGCTATGTTAATGATCTCGTCTTGGTTCATGACAACCCCATAAGTGCTTTGCGTGCTGCCTCTTTGCGGGCTAGCCACTTGGTGTGTGAAATACGCAGGTATCGTCTACGACTTGAGTCGAACTTGCTGTGCATAGTTTCTACTTGTGGCGGCGGGGCCAGTAGTGCTGTGCGTATTGCTGCTGCATCTACTCCAATCAGTGTTGCGTACTGGGTGAAAGAAGATGTTGTGTCGAACAGCCAGTCGATTGCAGCGAGTTGATCTATTGATGATGCGTGCTTGTTTGATGCGTCATCGATTGCTTGTGCGATGACAGCGGCCAGTAGTCGAGCGCAAGAGATTGTTTGCTGATCTGCTGCTGGATGTGTAGAGATTAAATCAATCATGTGTTCCCCCTTGCTCTGATGGCATCTGCATAACCAGTTTTATATTCACCAAAGTCTGACCAATTCTGTGCGTCTAATTCCTCGCAGAGCTTTGCACACGCCTCCCTCTCTTCATTGATAAGCGTCTTGGCAAACCCCATTACTTCTTTGTGTTGTCTCCATAAAGCGATGATTTCATTTTCCGTCATGCTTCCTCCACAAGTCGCCGATTCGCAGATGCTTTTTAGAAAGCGCCGGTTCTGGCTTTGGCTCCTGCTCTGGCTGCGCCAGCCTTTCGATCTTTGCAATCGCGCATTCGTGATGCCAGCGCCAGCAGTCATCGCTGTGCGTTGATTGCACTTCTAACTGCTTCAGCCTCTTCTCCAGCATCCTAGCCACGCGCAGACACCGTTGGTCGTCCACTGGGAATGGGGCCAGCACTAGGTTCAAGGTTTCCCATGCCTCTTGCATCAGTTCGCGGTCAATCATGCTTCCCCCTTTATGCCGTGGGCGGCTTCGATAACTCGGACGATTTCAAAATCTGTCATCTCATCAGATAAGTCTGCCATCACGATTGGGTGGATCAACTTTTTTATCTCTTCTACTGTCAGCGGCTTGCGCTGTGGTGGGGCGGTGTAGAGGGCAACAATGCGCCTTGCCAACTCCCTGCGGCTTCGCTTGCCGCCACCNTCNTCCCATNGNATGATGGTTTNNTAGACGGTTTCNAANACAGGCTCCTGCTCTGGCTGCGCCAGCCTCTCGCGCAGGGCGGTGATGTTCTGGTTTACAAAATGCTCGGGTCTACTCATCACTTGTTCGTGCGCGTATTGGTCGAAGCAAGTTGCAACGCAACGCTCCAGCGCCTCCAGCGCCTGCTGGATCAGTTCTCGGTCAGTCATGCGGCACCTTCGTTTCGTGGACACAGGAGTCCTCGTATTCGAGAACATCTTTCAAACGGTAGCGTATAAGACCACCGATCTTGAGATATCGAACTCCACGTTTGGTTGACCTATCCCGCTCTAGCGTGGCCTCGCTGATCTTCCATCGGTAGGCCAGCTCCTCTTGTGTCATCAACTGGTCATTAGTCATGATAGTGACGCCCATTTGCTTCGTGGCTCGTTGACCCGTTGCGTGTAGTAGTGGACAAGAAAGTTCAGGATCTGGACATAGGTCATGTCAATGCCAGTGTCAGTGCGAATGCGTTTCTTGACCAACTCAATGTCTGGAGTGATAGGTACGGTGATGCGTTTATGTTTTGAGTTCATGATGGTTTTCGTTATCCGCGCTCGAACTGCTCACGCTGGTCTGCGCTGTTATGTACAGCAGTGAAGTCTTCATCGTTGCTTGTTGGCTTGCACCAGCAACTTGGCAGAAGCACATGTTCGTAGAGATCATCCACTGGCACTAGATGCTGAACAAAGTAGCCAGCATCAGATACGAAGCCTATGAGTCGCCATGCCATGTTTATTCTCTACAGCGTTTCATCTTGGGCATATCGATAGCCATGTCGGAAGGATTTGTTCCTTCATGAGAACCGGCTCTCTGGGCCAAAGATGGGAATGGTTCTGCTCCTGTCTTACGCTTCTCATTGACGATCCTGGTGGACTGATAAGACAGCTTCCTGGACTTGTCTAGATCTCTGAAAGACAGTTGCGCTTTGTAGTTCTTATCGAATGGGTTCATGAGAGGTGGCCTACTTGCTAAACAGTTGATAGCTTTCGGCCTTTAGATCAGAAGCAGTTGGTCGTGCAGTTACCGAAATAACAGCAGGTCGTACATGTGACCATCCTTCCACCAGAGATGATCGTATGGGTAGAGCAGGATGCCCAGGCTCCAGTCGTCACCAAAGCGATAGAGATTGCGGCCAGGATCTTTTTCATGCTGCCACCTCTTTCAGACTGGACTCGATTTCCTTGAGTGCTTCGATGACCTGCTTTGCTTCTTCTTTGGTCAGAAGCGCTCCCATAGAGCCGTTACCAGCATAGATCGAGAGCAGGATCTGGTTGTTCAGAGAGGACACGAAGATGTTTTCCATGCCGCCTTTTACTCGCACTTGACTTCTCATGATGATTTCTCCAGTTTGTAGTACCAATTTGAACCCCGCCTTTGGCAGGAAATGTTGAACCCGTTGTGGCGCAACTCTGAGATGATTGAATTGACCGCGCAGACATTGGCTTGCTTGATGATGTCTAGGGTGGAGTACTCCCCACCGTAGGCCAGCACATCAGCGACCCGTTGCAGGCGGTCACTCTTTTCAATGTTTGCGTAGTTCATGTTAGAACGGGGTATCCGAGTCGATGTCATCGAACCCAGAGCTTTTCTTAGGCTTTGGAGCCTCGTCAGCCTTCTTTGGGTCATTGATGTATGCCCAGCCGTCCCATCCGCCTTCTTTGAGCGGGATAGAGTCGATCTTGAGCATGGGCCCGCTCTTTGTTTCGATGATCGAGCCGATACGAAGATAGCGCTTCTTAGTCTCGCCAGCAGCGTTCTTGTACTCGCCGACGGTGGTGTTGATTTCTTTCAGTACTTTGCTCACGTTATTCTCCAAGTTTAAGTTTCAATGCTGTCACCTTCTCATCAACCTCTGCCAGGAACTTCCTGACCTCAGTTTCTGCTTCTTCTAGCCACTTGTCATCGCGGTTTACCCTAACGACAAGCAACTGAGCCTTAACAGGCATCCGTGGGTCATAGATCACATAGTCGCACCACGGTCTTTTGGCACAGGCCATCTGCCACTGCATCTGGGCGAAGTACTTGGACTCAACCGGATTCTTGGATAGCCATGCCTCCAGAGCGGTCTTACTGTCCGGGCACTTGATCTCAACTATGCCGTCCTCTACAAGGCCATCAGGGGACGCTCCAGCCATTTCTATGGTCGGGTGAGGGATAAACCCCACCTCGGTCACCAAAACGCCTCTGTGGGCCTCGTATGCGGCTCTGGCGGCTGGCTCTTGCTCGATGCCCCATTGCATGGAAGCATTGGTGTAGGACTCGGCTTTTGTGTTGGTCAATCGCTCAAGCACGAGCTGAGTCATGTAGTTGCCCCGGTCAGCCCCATAGCCGGTCTTAGTTTTCGCTAGGACTTTGTGCAAGGAGCTGGCCGTGACTTTGCCACTTCTGGCGTTTTGCCATGCAGTAGTTCGTTGTTCAATTTTTTGGTATTCGTTTGCATCCAATTTTTGGACTCCATATTTTGTTTCTGCGTTTATCAACCCAGCCATCAACCCATTTGATGATCGTTTGTTTTGTCACTCCAAAATCTGCTGCTGCCTTCACAAGAGATTCATAGACAACCCAATTAACAAGCCACAAGCATGAATTTTTTTTATTCAGTTGCTGTTGTGAGTGAGTTGCCCATCGACAGTTTTCTAGAAAATATCCTTGATCGTTATTTATTCGATCTATTGATTTTCCACGTGGTCTTTCTCCCATGTCTTTATAAAACTGTTCAAAAGAATTCATCCATTGACTGCAAACAGTGATACCTCTTCCTCCATATCGTGCAAAATCTTTAGATGAAGGATTAGTGCATCTATCTTTCATTGCAACCCAGGATGAATAAGTGTCTGTGTTTCTCATCCCATGAGTCTTATTTTTTAAGGCTACTAAAGAATGAGCACATTTTTTGCAACTAGATACACGTTTATGTTTAACCCTTGTTGCTAGATAAGTTCCTACATGGCCGCAGGAACATTGGCAAAGCCATTGAATGTGACCGTCCTTTGATTTTTCGCCAAGCACAGAGATAAATGTCAACATAAAAGCCCTTTGCGGTACTGGTTTACATCATTATATACCAGTACAGCTCGGAGAACCACTCCTGCGTGCGTTGCTCAGTCATTGCCCCCTCGCTTTCAGCATAGCGTCGGCCATCAGATATGCGTCCCCTGCAATCTCATGTGGCGTCCAATCGCTGGACATGGAGTGAGAGCAATACGCCTGCATCGCCTTGGCCGCAAAGTAGTCGCGCATGGTCATGCTGTTGGCATAGCCTCCGTGCTTAGACAGCCATGCTTCGTAGGTGCTATCAGTGTTTTGGTTTTCAGTCATTCTTGGCACCTTGTGCTGCTGCCTTCAGGTTGGCTTGATGCTTTGCCCAGAACCGAGACTTGGCCGGAGATGTTGGCAGTTCCTTAAAAGCCGCAGCAAGGGCATCCATACCGCCCATAGCAGCTTCGCGCAGGTTGGCTAGGTGTTGCCCCTCGAAAGCCTCGTCCTCTTCTTCTGTGGGCGATGGTGCGCCTTCTGGAAGATCTTCACCAGCATAGATGTACAGGCCAAGACCGTGTAGGCTGATAGCCTTAGTCATGCAGCGCATGATGGCTGTGTTGACATTGAAGCTGTCGAGCTTGCTTACGATTTCTTTGCCAAATTTGTTTGTCGTAGTTGTACCAGCTATGGTGATAGGCTTGTTTCCGCTATCCATAACTGGCAACTGACAAACCATTGGCTTGCCAAACATGGTGACAGTCACCCAAACCATTGCCGTACCATTGATTTCCATGTAGCACTTGTCTCCGAACATCTCCACCCGGAAGGTGGCCGTTGGATCAGCCTTCAGTGCTTCAGCCCAAGCCCAAGCCCACGATAAGTAGGTCAGGTTGTTCTTGGTTTCTGTGTGCTCGTTGACGTTTGTCTTTAGCAGGTTCTCGATACTCATCTTCGCTCCTAAAAAGACCACCCGGGATGGATGGCATGGGCTAGATTGTACAGTTCTCTAAACGCCAAAACGAACTATTTCATAGGGACTAACCCTTAAATTCTGGTGTTTTGTGTAGAGTACACTGTACGAATGAGTAAAGAAGAGGCGATCAAACTGGCCGGTTCGCAGGCAGAGCTTGCAAGGATCTTGGGTGTCACCAGGGGAGCGGTCAACCAGTGGAAAGCTGTTCCGCAAGGCCGGATCTGGCAGTTGATGATCATCAAACCAGATTGGTTTAAAGTAGAGTAAAATTTTTGACGTTGGCTACCTTTAGCGGGGGAAAAGGCGATTCGTTACCGCCCTGCCATACGTCTACCTCAGTAACGACTGACCGAGAACG